GGTGACTTTGGTCCTGTTGAGAAACTAATCAAAGAGGCAGTACAGATTAGTTTACAGCGTGACATGGGTACAGATTACTTTGCTGACCCTAAAGCACGATTGCACAAATACTTTAATGCAGGTGGACAACAAAGCACAGGTTGGCCTCAACTTGATAGATTGTTATATGGTGGCTTTAGTCGTGGTGAACTGAATATCTTTGCAGGTGGTTCAGGTTCAGGTAAGTCATTAGTCATGATGAACATTGCATTGAACTGGTTAAGCATGGGATTGAGTGGTGTTTATATCTCATTGGAATTGTCAGAAGAATTGACTTCACTGAGAACAGATGCTATGTTGACTATGATGAGTACCAGAGATATTCGTAAAGACATTGACAATACTGAACTAAAAGTTAAATTAGCGGGTAAGAAGTCAGGACAATATCGTGTCAAGGGATTACCAGCACAAAGTAATGTCAATGATATTCGTAGTTACTTGAAAGAAGTACAAATTCAAACTGGTATCAAAGTTGACTTTGTGATGATTGACTACTTGGATCTAGTTATGCCAGTCTCTGTTAAAGTCAATCCTAACGACCAGTTTATTAAAGACAAATACGTCAGTGAAGAATTGCGTAACTTATCTAAAGAATTGGGTGTGTTGATGGTAACAGCGTCACAATTAAATCGTAGTGCAGTTGAAGAAATTGAATTTGACCACAGTCATATTGCTGGTGGTATCAGTAAGATTAACACAGCAGATAACGTATTCGGCATCTTTACAAGTCGCAGTATGCGTGAACGTGGTAAGTATCAGATTCAGTGTATGAAAAGTCGTAGTTCTACGGGTGTAGGACAGAAAATTGACTTGGAATATAATGTAGAAACCATGAGAATTACAGACGAAGATCCAGAAGGTCATGGGGAACAGCAAGCAAAATATCGCCCCGCCCCAAGTCCCAATGAGATTATGAATCAATTAAAACCCCAATCCACAGTAGTTGGGGAAAATATCTATATTCCTGAAGAAACTAAGCGTGTAGTCGCAGACGTACAGGGTAGCAAATTAAAAGCATTACTTAACAATCTGAAAAATTGATAAATACTATTAGGATCTATACCAAAAATGCAAAGAAAAACTCGCAGTCTTTTAGAAGAATTAGAAGCAATTGGCAATAATCGTGACACATCACATATTATTGAAAGCCGTGCCCATAATATCATCACTAGCGCAATTAATCTATTAGAAATGATTAACAAGCACTATGACAGTGAAAAGGCTCAAATATTAGAAAGAAAATTGCTTAGTGCAATTAAAGCACGTGACCAAGATAGATTCTCAAAAAGTTTGAGGAAAAAAGATGAGATTCTCTGAATTTGCACCGTTAAATGAAGCTAATTATGCCCCCGGGCAATTTACAGTCCCTGGATTAAATCAACAAGCCCCGGCTGCACCAACACCCCCAACATCATCATTGAGTGCTCCCTCAGCCCCAAAGAAACCTGGTTTCTTTGCTAAAACATTTACACCTTCAGGTAGAAGAATGAGTAGGGCTATTGAAATTTTTAAAGAAAAATTTGTAAAACAAATAAAATTTAATGCAGAGGTAGCAAAAAGTCATGGGGTAAAATTTGACCTTGCTGGATTTGTTGATGGGTATTTAAAAACAAATCGATGGAATGGTGACAGATACCGAGCACACATAGATAAAGCAATTAAAGCTGGCCCTGGTTTAATGAGAAATTATGATGAATTAGCTACGGTGATGGCTACTGTAGGACAAGCAAATACCCAAGCATTCTCTCCTGATGGATCAACCGAAGTAGCAGGTTCATCTACTGCACATGCACCGGTGTCAAGTATTAGACAATACTAATGATATAAACTCATAAAGCCCGCTTTTATTGCGGGCTTTTTTACCTCTATAAATAGTGTATGTCGTTAAAAATAAGATGCTATACCCTGTTTGATATTACAAAAACAGGCATTACAAATAGAAGAAATACACCTGTTCCGGTAGATGAAAAGATATCACTGTGGGAAAAACAAAGAAATACACAATGCAATTTTGATACATTAATTCAAGTAATTTCATTGCGTGGTTTACCTGAAGATATTACTGATCCTCATAAAGATGAAATTATATTAACCGATACAGAAAAATTTGGATTTTTATTAGAATCAGAAACACCCTGTCCAGTTTGGACTTTTGATTTTTCTGTAGTATTTGGGAGTGTATTTAATAATGGGACCGAAGAGTTAGGACATTTATTTACAGACTGTGACGGAGTACCTATGATCCAAGTAGGAACAGAATTAAATAAATTACCAACTTTCTTGGATATTAGTCCTGAATTAAGAAATATATATTTTGAGGTAATTGAACATGAGCAATAAAAATGAAAAATTATTCTCTATCTTAGCTAAAATGTTTAGTAAAGAGAAACTATCAAAATTAGAAAAAGAAATCATTTATCAGGACTCTGACGGTACATATCATTTATACGGTGAATATTCAATTAAAAAGTCAGACATGGGATATGTTATGACCAAGGATAATTATCATACACAATACATTTTTACGGAATTAAAGAACGCTGTTACTTGGATTACACTTGACAAAACCAATAGTGTAACTGATGCAAACCGTGTACTATATCTGGATCGTATATTATCCGGGACAAAAGAAAATCTAAAAGTTCGTCAAAAACTTAGTAAAACCATTAAAAACTTGGAAACTAAGACTATCGTCATTGCTAAAATGAACGAAGATATACTAAAGAAACAGCATTTGCTGGATGAATTAGAGAAGTTTGTAGAGAAAGCCAATGCTTGGCAGCACAAACAATTCGCACTAAACTCCGCAAAATAATTAAACCAATGATAAATATATTATCAGTACTCTAGGAAAAACTATGAAACTAACCGAATTTAACGCTAAACCAACTTCAGTCGCTAAACAAGCACTGAAAGAACACTTCAACACAACCTTTAATGTTGATAAGCTAGGTCTTTATGAGACCAAAAACATGCTTAAGAAAGTCAAAGGATTGATGTCAGAAGCTAAACAAAAATCAATGAGCGGAGAGCAAAATCCAGCTTACTTGAAACTTGTATTCATGGAACAAGCATTAACACATCACTATGGTGATTTGAAATCACTTCCAATGTACAATCCACGTATTGTTGTTGAGAACGAAGAAGTTGAGAAATCTCAAGTTGTTCTAGCCGCACAAGAAATGGTTGATTCAATGCAGAAGATGATTGAGCAAGTTAGCGATATGCTAGTAAAAGAATTACCAGCAGTTGTTGATGGTGTTAACAGCGAGTTTGGTACAAGTGAAGGTGAACAATTTAGTAGCCAAGTATCAGAGGCATTGACTTCCTTACAAGCCGCACTAACACAATCTAAGACAGGTCTACAAGGCGCATTAGGCGTTGTAACAGGTCAAGGCGGTGGCTTTGGTATGGGTGATGAGATGGGCGCTGGCATGGATGATGGCATGGGTGCAGACCCAATGGCAGGTGGCGATGAAATGGCTCCTGAAATGGGCGGAGAAGAAATGGGCGCTGACGCAATGGCAGCTCCTGAGATGCCTGAAGAAGAACCAGAAGAACCTGTTCCGGCAGTAGGCAGAGCCAAGCGTTAATATGCGCTTATTTGAATTCAGTGATGCAGATCCGTTGCGTGTAAAGTTGGTTGCAGTAGCTAGCCAACTTTCTACACAAACTGAACCTATGACTGCTGATGAATTCTTAACAGTATTAAACAAGAATGGCATATCATTAGATAAAAGAGATTTGTTTGATATAGTTAAAAAAGAACCATTAAAAAACATCATTGCAGATGTTAGTGATGATAAAGTTATTTTCAGAGGCCAAGAAAATGATTTAGAAGGACAAGAACAAGGTCCTGACGAAAATGAAAAGATTCGTCAACAAATGGCTAACAAACAAGTCAAGTAACCAAATAGATTGTACTACGGAGAAATTTGTAGTACAATTGCCATATGTATAATCCCAATAAATTCAAATATGAAGCAATCAAACGTATTGATACCCCCGAAGGTCGTAGATATGCAACGCCCGATGGAAATAAGCTACCATCAGTCACTACAATACTAGACGCTACTAAATCAGAAGAATCTAAAAAAGCATTGATGGAGTGGCGCAAACGAGTTGGTGCTCAAAAAGCACAAGAGATTACAACCGAAGCCGCAGGTCGTGGAACACGAATGCACAAGTGGCTTGAAGATTATATCAAAACAGGCGAGATAGGTACACCCGGAAGTAATCCGTATTCAATACAAAGTCATGCAATGGCATCAAGTATCATTACACAGGGGTTATCCAAATGTAACGAGTATTGGGGAACAGAAGTTCCGTTATACTTCCCATCAATCTATGCTGGTACAACTGACTTATGCGGAGTGCATGATAATGCAGAAGCTATCATGGATCATAAGCAGACAAATAAGCCCAAGAAACGTGAGTGGATTGATGATTACTTTGTTCAATTGACTGCTTATGCTAATGCACATAATGAAGTACACGGGACAAAGATACGCAAAGGTGTCATTTTTATGTGTTCAGCAGCCAATGAATATCAGGAATTCATTGTTGAGGGTGCTGAATTTGACAAGTACACAGACATGTGGTTCAAACGATGTGAGCAATTCTATACGAAGTTCCTGTAAATCGTGATAAATAGTTTAATCAACCGAAGATTAAACTATGGCCATTGTACAAATAAGTAAAATAATTCACAGAGTAGGTGCAAATGTAGATTTGCCTCAATTAGACACGGGGGAAATCGGGTTTGCGTCAGACGCACAAAAAGTCTATATAGGCAATGATCCTGTGTTAGTTCCTGTCATTGAAGGTGAAATGACTACTCAGACAGAAATTCTCACTGAAGTTTCAGAAATACCTTTTACACAAATTGCAGGATCAAGCAATACATTTGTAAGTCTAAACGATCCACGAACAGGACAAATTTTAGTATTTGATGGTAATGCATCAGTTGCTAATAGTGTAG